TTCCCAGTTTTCTCGTTTAGTGGGGGGAATGATGCAGACCCCTCACCCACAAGCACCGGATTTACCTATGGCGGCAGATCCACGTTTGGACTTAACTCCCTATCTGTATCGAACCCTAGAAGCATTACAAAAGGAGATGAGTTATGCAGGACGCTACCGTCCAATCGATCCCACAGACGAGCCAACCCGCAGTGGCTCCGAGCAGTTACGTGGCGGCAGCACCGGCAGCACCGGCAGCTCCAGCCCCGGCACCGGCCCAAGTGGGAACTCTTTACCCCCAGGCGGTTCCCCAGGCCGCACCTCAGGGGACTACCAGTTACCAATCCGCCCCGTCAGCATTCGTCCCCCCATCCCAGGGTTCGGACCAAACGCAGGGCAATCCATGGGAGTCGGCATTCAACAAGGTGGTGAACCTGTTGGGAAGCCCGGTGCAATCCCCGTTCCAGGGTCAACCGTCCTCTCCGACTCAGTACAGCCCGGCGAATTACGGAGCACCTCAAGCCCCGGCACAAACCTCGGCACCATCGGCTCAGCCGACCTGGCAAACAAACCAGACATCATCCAACAACTCTTCCCCAACCTCCTCGATCAACTCATTAGAGGACGTGGCGAATCTGCTGGAGTGGAGTCCGGAAAGCCGGATGGTGGTAGCCAACTACGGAACAGAAGCACCGGCAATTCTGAATCAGTACGCCCTAAACCTGGAAGGGATGCTGGACAGCGCCGTCGCGTGGGGAGAAAGGGCAACTAATTGCTTAAAAGGTTACGCCAACTTCTCAGTTACTGAGCATAAGGAAAACCTTGCTTATAACCAGATTCTGACCAATCCTGACGTTCTGTCTGATTACACCCTGAAGTTCTTTGGTCCTGAAGGTCCGTACCCTGTGTACGAATCTGAAGCTGACCTGGAAACTCGTGGTTATCCGACCGCTCCTGTTGGACAAGCTGGCATGAATGTTGCTGGTCTGCCTGCACCCCCGGCTGCAGCTGCACCTCAACAGCCTCAGGATTTTTGGGGTTCCTTCAAGCAACAGATGGATGTTGACCCCTCCCAAGCCTGGCGTTTAGTGAACCAAGCTGACCCTCGTCAGTTTGCTAACAAGCTCTTTGTCATGGAGTGATCTAATGCTTCCTCTTTTGCTAGGAGCAGGAGGTGCCATTGGTGGGGCCGCTTTAGGTAGCGGCCTTGCTGGCAGGTATGCTCCTCAACTAAGAAAACAAGTTCAGTCTGCAGCAGCTAAAGGCCAAAAGAAAGCTGCTGAAGGTTTGTTTAGAGCTGCTGAATATATTCCCGGAAAGAATATGGAAGCAGGTGGTTTAGGAGGTGTTGGTCTTTTGGCACGTGATGTCCAAAAAGGTTTACGTGGAGCAGGGCAACAAGTTGCAATGCTATCAACCAATCCTTTAGGAATTGCTGCTCAATACGCACCAGCAACAGCCGGTTTAGGTTTAGGAGCTATGGGAGGTGCAGCTTTAGGACAAGGGATGGCAATTGACCCTGAAATGCCAGGTTCAAGTAATACCCTTGGATCACGTATGAACATGCAACAATACCCTGTAATGTATTAATTACACCAATAAATTACAGACTGCTAAAATTTTCTTTAGATAGGGCAATAGAATGCCCGAATCTTTCACCCGATTACTTAATTTTCCGAATATCTGGAGGATAAAAGAAAGTGTTTCTTGATAACGATTTTCCCAAGATTTTAGGCGCGGAATTATACCGTCCGCATCCAGCCTATGTTTGTGAGATGGCTGTTGAGCCTGTGGTCGTCCACGACTTCACCTCCCAGCCTGGCCAAACGGTGCAATTAGATCGCTACAAGTTCTGGGGAGCACCTGGTACAAAGGACTCTCGTGAACGTATTGCCGATCAAACAATTGGTACTGCTAATAGCCGCAACATCACTAAAGAGAAGGTGCTTGTTGTGCTTAAAGAGTACACTGGTCCTGCGGACCCGGGTGATCCTACTCAGCCTTCTACTTTTAAGATCGCTCGCGAGACCCTGATTACTGCTCAGCGTTTGCTGCTTGATACCGGCAACCTGAACATGTTCCACCAGAGCATCGGTTCGCTGACTCTGTTAGACGACTACCGCCGCTGGCGCGACCGGGTCTTTATTGACGAATTAGCTAAAGCTGAAGCCAATGGTGCCGCTTCTGCTTCTCAAGGTGGTTACTACTTTGCTGGTGGTAAAGAAAAAGATGCTACTGGCCGTGTTTCCTACACTGCCAATGAGTATGGTGACCAAATCCAACAGTTCTCTGTTCGCACTGACCTGTTAGAAGTCGTCAAGGACCTGCGTAAGCGCAACGTGCCCACGTTCGCTGATGGCCTGTATCGCTGCATTTGCGATCCTGTCTTCATGCTGCATCTGCGTCGTGATCCTGACTTCCGTGAGATCGCCCGTTACGCTGGCAATCCCGGTCAAGGCATGTACATGGCTAACCCCATGATGCCTAACAACTCCAGCTTCTACATGGGTCCCCAAGCTGGTCAGGGCTACTTCCTGGCTGGTGAGCCTGTGATGCCAACTGGTGTGCAATTTGAAGGCGTCAAGTTCTTCGAGTCAACCAACTTCCCGACCAAGAACGTCACTGCTTCCTTTGATGGTGGTGGTAACTATGCTTCTAAAGAAGTCGCCCAAGGTTTCTTCTTTGGTCCTCAGTCTGTTGGTGTTGGTATTGGTGGCCCGAACGCCCAAGTGTTAATTAACAACAATGATGACTTCTCTAGGTTCATCATTTTGATCTGGCAACTGTATGCAGGCTTCGAAGTTCTGAACAAGAATTTCATCACTACCGCATTCAGCTTCGTCCG